CTGTGGGAGCAAGAGTTTTTGAGTATTTATAATCTACGTAAAAAATCATTCCAGTGGGCATTGGCATAGCTTGAACGCTAACCAGTCTATTAGCAATGAGTTTCGGGAATATTCTACGAATTAATGGAAATGCGTATGTGGTGAAAGGATTAACAACAGAAGTTGTAGTTTCTTCTTCTATATACCTTTTTGTGTTATCAAGTAACTGTTCTAAGGTCATTCTATTGTAATCATTAGAAATGCCCTCAGTAAGATGTGCCCATCTTTCATTTCTTTCTTTACATTCTTGTATCATTTGTATTTGTGACAAAACTTTAAGCATTAATTTGTGCCTCCTTCATTAACTTAATCCTGCAAGTTTTCTCATTCTTGCAGCATCAAAATTTATAACTGGTGTTTCTTCTTTAGGTGCATCAATGTTAACTACACCATTTCCAGTATTAACTTTAGACTCTGTTACTTCTGTTTTTGTTGCCTGTGCAAATACTTCGTCAATAAAAGATTTTTCTCTGTCGAGATTTACTTTTATTTCTTCAGATTTTGCATAAGCTCTCAGTCTTTTTTCAAGTAAGTCTTTATGTTTGTAACCCTGTAAGGACTCCATAATTAAGACTTCTTTAGCTTCTTTGTCGAGTTTTTCCTGAAGAATTCCTGTTACTCTTGCAAGTTCTGTTTCAAGGTTTCTCAGTTTGGACTCTTCAACAAGTTCTTTGGTTTCTTCTTTAGGAACAATCATGTCTTTTACAGAATTTATTACAGAAAGACCAAGTTTTATTTCCTTGTCTTCCATAATTTCCTGTCTAAATTTCTCTTTGTTCTCCTGCAAAAGTTTAGAAACCCTTACATTAATAGACTCTTCAACGTTTTCTTTACTTGTGTTAGTAAATTCTTCGTGAAGTTGTGTTATGAGTTCTGGAAAGTTTTCTTTAAGCATAGCAAGTGAAAATTCTTCTGCTAAGAATGATTTACCCTTCATTTTCATCTTTTTATCCATAGCGTTTGAACCATCACATTCCGCAGTTTTGTTCTTGCTGCTTTCTTCTACTTTCTCTGTCTTTGTTTGTTCATTCATAGGTGAACCTCCTTCATCATTATTTTTACTTTCATAATATTCTATCCCGGCAAATTCGTTTGACTCATCAACTACGAAATCTATGCCAGTTAAATCAAAATCTTTAACCCAATTTCCATATTTTCCTGTTTTTGGGTCAACTTTACGGTCTAAAAGGGCAAAACCTCTTGTTGAATTTCCTACTCCGACTTTAGAACGAATTAATTTAGATAGTAAATCTCCAGCAGGTGTAGGTAATACATCACCTTCATATCGGACTAAATCATTATCCATATAAATTTTAGTATAAAGAAAAGCGGAATTAGCTAATCTAGCTTTTCCTTTTTCTGGGTGGTCAACTTCACCAAGAATTTTACCTGTCATTACTTTAGGTTGTGCACGTTCAACGAATTTATTACATTCTTCTAAAGTATAATACCTATCATTATCATTAAGAACATCAGCTTTTGTTGCTATACCTTTTATGATTTTAATAGGTAATCCTTCACGTTGAACTTCTTCCATTATAAGTTCTCGACTAAAGTATTTAGTTTCTATTGGTATTTTTCCCATTTAAACTATCTCCTTTCTCAATTGTTGTGCTCTTTTGCTCATAGCGAAAAGGTCAAAACAAGAGAAATCGACAATGTTTTGTGTAAAAAATTGTCTATCCATATTTATTTTATGCTCTAAAAGTAAAACTCTTTGGGTTTCTCCCACAAAAGATTTTTTGTAATTGTATTCATAAAGATTAGAAAGCATTTCATCTGCTCTATTACAATAGTCAAGACTTTCTAAATAAGGTTTTTTATTATTAAATTTAGTTCTGTCAATTTGCAAATTCTCAGGTTGAGCATATTCAATCTTTAATGTGCATTTGCAATTACTTAAACATCTACTTGACCCTGCTCCCGGAGTTGTAGGTAAAGTTTCAGGATTATAAGGACTATTAGCAGCATAACCAACACAGTCAGGGCAATTATCGCAAGCTTCATCTAAAATCCAATGTATAGTTGTTCCGTTTGTGGGCATAGCTTCTACTTTTCCAGCATCATAAATTGAGTCAACAAAATCTATATACATTCTTAATCTATCAAAGTAATCCATCTTACCTTTACCGTTTGTTACATCAGAAAGAAAGTTTTCTAAGTATTTATATTCTTCTTTTCTTATTTTAGTTAACCATTTTTTATCTTCTTTTGGCATAGATACTAATTTTAAATTAAGTCCTGATGCTTTAGAACCTGTCATAAATGCCTGTTCATAAGCAACTTTAAATTCTTTCCGAGCAGAATTTTTAAATTGATTAGCACTTATTTCTCCATTTATATATTTTTGGAGTAAAGAAGAAAGACTATTATACATTGTGTTTTTCAGGTCTTTTAATTCAGCTTTTTCTATCTGGTCTTGATTAGGGTCTTGATTAGGATTAAAAACTTTACTATAAACAGCACTAAGTTCTTTTTCCATAGAACTTGTAAGTTTATTTCCGTAAGATTTTTTATTATCTTGGGGAGCATACTCTAATATGTATTCTTTAGTTGCTATACACATAGTGTTTCCTCCTGAATTTCTTTTCCTAATTTCCAATCTAAAAGCATTTTAGTTTCTTGCAAAAGTTTCTTATTTCTCTGCTTAAACGTGTTTATCATACTTTCTGTAATTGCTGGAGCAGGTTCTACAGGAGGATATTGCTGCTGTAATTCATACCCTAATGCTGTGTCATTTCTTATATTTTCTTCATTATCAACTTTTATTTTAGCAATTTCTTCATCGGAAAGACTAAAGAATTTTTGTAATAACCATTCATCAGGTAATTGTAATGAAGCTTTTAAAGTTTGGACTACCTGTGCTTTGACTTGTTCCATATTCCATTTACGAAGTTCATCAATAGCACTAATGATGGGAAGAGATATTTTGTATTCAGTATTTTCATAATCTATATCATTAAGGACAAGAACAGTATTAAATAACTGTTTTACTCCTTCTTGCACAGCATATTGAATTCTTCTTACGCTTCTTGCAAACTGAACATCTTGCTCTGTTACAGTTGCTTTAGCATTAACATCTCTTTCTAATGCTAAGTATGCTTTAGGAACTTTTATTCCTGCGAATTTTTTATTCTGTAAATATTCAAGGTCTAAAAGACTTGATGGACTATAACCCTGAAGAACTTTTACGTCTGCTTTAGACTTCTCTTTTGTTCCAACGAAAATATCTTCTTCTTGTGCAAGAGGATTATAGTTCATATTCATTTGCCCGGAGATTGGGTCAATTGTTGGTCTTCTTTTTAGTTTTTGTTTTGTCTTATCAATATGCTGTTCGGCATCATCAGGACTCATTCCATCAGTGTCTATATAAAACACATATCTGAGAACTGCACGAGTTAAACGTGTCAATACAAGAGCATCTTCCATCATTGACAGTTGTTTAAAGGTTTTTCTTATAGGATAAAAAACACTTGACCCATATTTAGAACTTCTATTTCTTCTTAGTCTAAAATGAATAACCTGCCAGTTATTAAAAGTTGCTTCTATTTTGTCAGTAGTTTCAACTTTTTGTAAGTATGCAGGAGTCATTAATCTACCATATTTATCTTCTAATCTCCAAATATATTTACCATCAAGATTTTTTAATCTTACTACTTCAGGAGTATCATCAAATACTATTTCTTCAAAATCTTCACCATATTTTGCAATTGTCCGAGCAATTGACCAGAGTTCTAAGTCTAAATTAAGTTGCTTTTTCATACTATTAAAAAGGTCTTTTATCTTACCATCTTTTGTAATAATAGTAGCAACTGTATCAGAGTCAGAGTCCCCCTGAGTAGCATTATCAGCATAAACATCTAAAGCAGATGCTAAAATAGGGTCTTCACAGTCCATTAAGTCGTATTCTTCATAGACTTTTTTACGAAAAACCTCAATTTTAAGTTCTTTAGCATACCAATCATAAGTATTTTGTCCTCCTGTGCTCATTAAGGAATGAACAGTTGGGAGTTTTTGTTCATCTTGTGTGGACTTTCCTTTTTTATTTTGTGCAAATGCTAAACGAACTTCTTCCTCAGATGTGTTAACTTGTGGTTGAAAAACGTTCTTATTACTGAATAAGGAGGTTATTTTTTCTATAATGTTTTCTTGTAGATATTTTCGCATTTGAGTAATCATGTGCTAATACTAACATACATTTTTTAGATTGTAAATACTACACTAATAAAAAACGAAAAAAAGTGAAAAAAAGTTTATTTTAGAGGTAAAATCTATCAGGATTATGATAATAATTAGGAGAATTTGAGAAGGGATACATTTCTAACATCTTATCAAGATTGAATAACTCATTTTCTTTAGGATATTTATTTTGTAAAGGTTGAATTTTTTCAACTAATCCATAACTCGGAGGAGTATGAATACATGGTTTTTGAGAAGAACAATGGAAACAAACACCTGCTACCGCATCAGCTAAATCCTTACTTCCAGTAGGGGGATGGTCAACTTTATTTCTGCGTTCATCAAATTCTAAACATTTTAGTTCTTTAAAAAGAATTTCACTATAATAAAATTCAATTCTATCTTCTTGTGCTGCATTTTTAAAACAATCATAGGCATCAGTATTTCTATCTACAGAAAGAAGTCCAGTGTTTATTCCTTTTCTTTGCAAAATTTGTCGGGAGTCAGCAGATTGAAATTGGTCAAAAGACACATATTGAAAATAAAAACCTTTTAATTGTAACTCATAAATAATACTTCTTATATCTGCAATTTCTATTTCACTTCTTCTTTTTGCTTTTACCTGAAGCATTAAATCTATAGTAATATAAGGGGCATCTTCAATACTATAAATACCATCGGAGTTTTTCTTTTTTACTTTCACATATTCTTTTACATGTCCTACGGCAAATCCACAGCAATCTTTCTTTAATGATAAATCTATATGGCAGAAATGTGGATTTTTGTTCTGACATTTGAACCCTTCAGTAAAGAATAAGGGGTCTCCAG